TACGCTTTCTCTGCTTGATATTTGGTCATCCCCTTCATCATCATTTCCTTTATCAAATAATCCTTTGAACTCCTTATCCAGTTGTTGTATACTTGATAAAAAAAAACAACCGATCCCAAAACAGCTGTGATGGGTGCTGCCAGCATATCCTCTGCATACTCCGAATGTTTGCCTGCATCATACTTATCATCCACCCACATGCCTAGCCAATTCCTTTTCTGTGGTATGGTCATACATGCAGCTAGTTTATGCAGGTTGCTGATCCTGTCCTGGTCAAAGTGTTTGCTTTCAATGTACCTGGCAGCTGGCATCTTTCTGATGTCATAGACACATCTGTACCTTTTGCCATTCACCAGGATGTGCTTTTGTGGTTGTGGCTTTGGCTGTTCATGCACAAAATCCACCTGTTCTAGTAGTGGTTTCAACTGATCCATAGGCAGACTGTCAATCTGATTCTCTGTAAGATCCATGACAATGCCAGTGATCTTATAGGCCATATCTAACTCAGTCATGTCTTTTGCACTAGCATAGACATCCATGATCTGTTGGTACTGAAATACGTTTATGTCTTTCCATGTCATACCCTTAAATAGAAAATGCCAGCTGTTTAGACTGGCAAGTGATAGCTTTACTATTTTGGGAAAAAGTAAAGGGATAGCTTTACGCAAATGAATATCTGCCTGTGCCTCTCTTTGTGTTGTGGTTATTCCAGGCCAGTGCCAATGCCATCACACAGTCATCATGGAATCCACTAGGTGCAGAATACTTCACCCCATTTGCAGTGAACTCATATTCAAAGATGTTCAGTTCAGCTGTGATTGCCCCATCAGGAAAAGCAATTTTTCTCTGTTGGATGGCTGTCTGTAGCCCTGTCATCAGTTGCTGTTTAGATGTGCTGGTGAACTTAAAGCCTGTGACATCCAGTCCTGCTGTCTGTAGATCCTCAAAGATAGGATCACCCACACCAGTGCTATCCATCAGGATAGGTGACCTGGGCAGTGCTGTGATTCTTTGCTTAGTGGTACGCCAGTCATCCTGAAACCTATCAAAGTGACACACTGTGCCATTGTCATCCAGGCCTATGATCACTGTGTAGTCATATGACTTTGCCAGGTCAATGCCATAGCAGACAGCTGGCTGATTGCTCATGGGATAGGTACACTGTTGGATGAACATAGCCCCAAATGGATTTGCCACATTCTCATTGAACTCAGCCATATATTCCTGGCTGAATGCAAGTTCAGGCAGATCCAGTCTAGCCTCATCAATTTCTGATGGATCAATATACGGATTATCATAGGTAGACATCTGCCAGCTTACCCAGCCAGCATCCCCTGATTTTCCTCTCTGCCAAATTTTATGAAAGTCATTTTTGCCTTTAGGTGTAGACAGAAAGAATGCATCACCCTTAAAGTCAGTCAGTGTAGGCCTGATTGATTCAGTCCATCTGCCCCATAGATTCTTTACGAATGCAGCCTCATCAATGATGTTTCTGTGGTATTTCCTGGATCTACCTGCCAGTTCATTCTCTAGTGACCAAAACTCAATTTTGCCACCTGTGATCAGTTCAATGAATTGATGGTCATTTTTGCGTGATATAATAGGCTCTAGGGCATGCAGGCACTCATTGAATGTGCCATCCAGTAGTTTGTATGTAGGTGTGAAATAGCCAGCCAATTTGCCTGCAATAGCTGTCTCAGATAGCAGGTTGATGGCCAGGGCTGATTTGCCCCACCGTCTACCACAGGATAGCACAGAAAATCTTTTGTGACCATCCACAACTTTCTGCTGGTTTACATGCAGTTCATTTAGTCTGACCTCTTTATCCATTAGACTACTTCAATTTTATCATCCTCAAACACAACACCCATTTCATGAACATTAAAAGTCATTTGCAAATGTCTTTCTGTAGTAGTATTGTCAAACATTACAGTAAATCCACCAGTGGATGCAATCATTTTACCTTTGCTTTTCATTACACTTTTTATCAATCTTCTAGCAGATTGCCTTAATTCAAAGACTGATGGGATCTTATCTTCTGCTGATGCCCATTCCCAGCCTAGTGCTTTCATTGTTATGTGTACTTTTTCAAAGTCAAATGAATCCATAATGTAGTCAATAGCTTCCTGTGTTTTCATAGTATATTGGTTTAGTCTTTAGGTGTTTCTTTCTTTTCATACTTCACTTTGATGGTCACCTCTTTGTTGCCATCCTCTTGGATCTTATCCACCAGGCCATTCAGTCTCTGTGTGATGCTCGGATTGTAGATCCCTGCCATGCCACCAGCCACCTGATCCTGCCTGATTTGTTCCTTTATTATAGAGCAGATATTGGCAAACTCTTTGTATCTGCCCTCTTTATTCATGAAATAATCATGCAGCCATGATGCAATCCCCTGTTCAAAACACCACACATTGAATCCCTCCAGTGTCAGTGGTTTCTCTTTCTCTCTCAGCACCTGTTTGCCCATTCCACCCACCCAGTCTTTGACAATGAATGGGTTTGCTTTGGTTTCTTTCTTATACTGTTTGAACAGTTCCCACATTATTGCAGGTGATTCAATATTCTTTGGTCTGCCTACCTTATTTTTTGGCACAGGTTTTTTTGCTGCCTTTTTAGGTGCAGCTTTCTTAGTAGGTTTCTTTATTGCCTTTGCCATGTTAGTCTAGTTTTGATTTAAAATGCTCACAGATCTTTTCCATCTTAGCCTGGTAGTAAGTAGCAAAGTCCTTATAGCCATCAGGCTTTTGCTGATAGTTTATGTAAAGGATTGCCCTCAGTCTTTGGCTGGGTGTCTTTTCGGTTTCCAGGTCTGTCTTTAGATTCTCAATGGCATCCACCTCACTAGCCTGGAATGATTCCTCTTTTATGGCTGCATAGCAAAATTTCTGATTCAGCTGGAATAGTTCAGCTGCCTGTGCAGGTGTCAGTTCCTGTGTGCCTATAGTGATCCTGACTGTCTTATCCTTTCGTGATGCTATGCTTTCAATCTGTGCAGGTAGTAGTATCATAGTGCCTCTATTTCTTTTTTAACTTCCTCATAAAATTTCCATGATGCAGAATTAGCTGCATTGTTTTGCAGTGCATTTATGATCTCATCTACTGCTATTAATGCACATTGTTTAGCTAAATAATGTATTAAATCGAAAATTAAGTTTGAAGGTAATTGTTCTAAATATTTACTATATAATTCCTGTGCTTTCTCTTTAGGTGTCATTTGATTCCGTTTACTATGTTGTTAAATTCATTTACAGCACTTTCCTGTTCTAGAAAGTTGTTTACATCAGTGATGTGTTTGTTGATCAGGGCATCTGCCATGTTGTATGTGTAGTGTCCTGATGTTTCAAGTTGATCACCACTCATCCCTGTTTTGCTTACAGCTAGAAACCAACATTTGTTGGACAGGATTTTCCAAATGGCTCTCAGCTTACTCATCTGCCCTGCCCCCTGTATGCCTTAGGTCTAGGGCTGTGTTTGTTGTAACTCTTTTTGGCTGATCCTCTTTTCCGTTTTCCGAAACTTACTTTGAATGATCCATTGCTAACCTTTGCCATATAACTTTGACCAGTTTGTAGGATAGGCCAATGGTTTGATCAGCTTATATCCTTTGTTTATGAAATAGGCATCCCATTCAGGCTGCTCTTTAATATTTACATGCCCCCATTCCTCATCAAATCCAGGTGTACGTTGTGATGTGCTGCTGAATAGAATGTACTCAGGTGCTATTGTTTTGAATAGTTTGTCCAATTCTTTGTCAGTCATATGCTCTGCTGTCTCAATAAAGTTCAACAGATCAGTGGTGACTGGTTTATCCAGGATCTGCACATGTGGCACATGCTCTTTCATGTAGTCTCTATGTGACTGGAATAGTTCACATGCCTTTACATCATAACCTGCTTTGTGGAATGCATCAGAATAGACACCAGTGCCAGCACCAAAGTCTAGGACAGTCCTGACTGGCAGATCTGCAATCTGTGACACAGTACTACTGGCCAGTTGCCTGAATGCCTCATTGTGCATCCCTATGCCATGATTCAGTTCATACTCTAGAAATTCCTTTTCTGTGTACAGCATTTCTCTTTGTGCTTTTCAATTAAAAAATCCACCCACTGTTTCTTATCACCGTATTCCAAATGACAGGATCTGCATACTGCCATCAGATTCTCAATCACATCCTTATCCTTTGATCCACCCATGCCCCTGGCTTTGATGTGGTGAATATCTACTGCCTGCCTACCACACACTTCACAGGGGATAAAGTCACTGTTTTTATACCCCATCCCCTGCAAATAAATCTGTGTGTGTTTCCTCATCCTTTCCCCATTAATTTTTTCCGTTGGTTAATAATTGATTAAAAAAAATTAAGGATGAGAATATCTTAAATGAGACTGCTATACAGCTGGTGTCTCAGTTCATTAATCTTATCCAAATGGAAATATTGATTGCACCACTCATGGTTTGCCTCACCTATTTCCTTCCTATAAATAGCATCTGTGGTGACTTTTTTGATTGCCTTATACCAGTCTGTCTGATTGCTCACCTTCACTGTGTATGGGCATCCTTTGTATGGATCTACATTGCTGACAATGACAGGTATCTTTTTAGTGGCTGCCTCTAATACTTTCAGGTTTGATTTCATACTGTTGAATCTGCTTTCCACCAGTGGCACAATAGACACATCAGCCTCATTGTAGAAATTCATGTATTCAGTGATCGGCAATGCCTTTTTCACAGCCCCTGGCATTTTCAGTCCACAGGTAAAGTCCTGGATCATTCTATGCCATACCAGCTTACTGAACTCATTGCCTGGATCATAGCCACACAATGTGAAATGCAGCTGATTGACTAGCATCTTATCTGACAGCACCCTTTTGAATGGGTTGCCCAATAGTGCCACATCTTTCTGATGGGTTATTGATCCTGTATATACCACCCTGATCCTGTCACCTGGTGTGTGTACATCAGTGAATTGATCTTTGCCGTATGGTAGGGCATTGGGTACTACATGCACTTTATCATTGTATTTACTGATGTGATACCTCAATCCCATGTTAGTGCAGGTAACCAGGTCAGCTGCCTTAATGTGTTCAATGATAGGATCTGCCTCATACTGACCATACAGGATGTGCCAGGGATCTAGATGCCAATAGTCATCAATGTCCAGGATCAGTTTAAATCCATACTTTTCCCTGTAGGCCTTTAGGTCATCTATGTGACAGGTAGGTATGTACCTATTGACTACCACCAGGTCATAGCCCTCAGATAGTATTTCATCATTGATGGTGTCAGTAAAGAATGCAAATTCCTTTGTCATGTAGTAGATGGGCATCATCAGTCTGTGATAGCCCACACCACTGTTCTGTTGTGTGATGACTAATATTCTCATTTTAGCTTTTTGATTTGCACCAGTAAGTCATAGATCCCAGCCAGTGCAAATGCTGTCATGACAGCTGCAATGCAAATCCA